ATCTGCTCCATTTTCCATTCAATCGGATACTTTAAGAGTGGTTGCTGTTGGTGCAGCAACTTTTGTTGCGATTGGAACTGAAACAGTAGCTACTGCAACAGACTATTACGTTCCTTCAGGAGGAACTGCAACTCTTGCATTGAGCCCAGCATCTAACAGAGTTGTTGGAATTGTAACGGGAACAACAACTACAATTACTTTTCCAGAAGGAACAGGATCTCCATTTACGATTGGGGACTATGTAACTTTAACTTCTGTGGGACAACCATATTATAATTTCACCTATCAAGCTGTTACAGCAGTTAATAGAACGAGTGCATACGATGGTTATTACTCCACAAGAATTACTGTTGCTGCAAATACTTTAGGAATTGTCACGGCATTTACTGTTGCTGATGGTGATTTAAGGAAGTCCATAAAAATATCCACATTTGGATCTGGATCTGGAACACTACAATCTCAACAAGTTCAAATTGCTGGAGACGCATAAAATGAAACTCATTACAGAAGAAGTACAACAGGTCAAATTCATCACCGAAGGAAAAGGTGTTGGAAAGAAAATGTTTATTGAGGGAGTTTTCCTTCAGGGAGACATTTGCAATCGTAACGGCAGAATGTATCCTATGCAAACTCTTGCTCGTGAAGTAAGAAGATACAATGAGGCATTTGTCGCCAAAGGTCGTGCTCTTGGAGAACTTGGTCATCCTGATGGTCCTACCGTCAACCTTGATCGTGTTTCTCACAAAATTGTTTCCCTCGAACAAAAAGGAAGCAATTTTGTCGGTAAGGCACAACTTCTTGAAACACCAATGGGTAAGATTGCAAAATCTCTCATTAGTGAAGGTGTTTGTCTTGGTGTTTCTTCTCGTGGTGTTGGATCATTAAAAATGACCAATGAAGGTCATAAAATTGTCGGTGAAGATTTTATGCTTGCAACTGCAGCAGATATTGTTGCAGATCCCTCTGCTCCTGATGCTTTTGTATCAGGAATTATGGAAGGTAAAGAGTGGGTTTGGGAAGGAGGAATTCTTCGTGAACAACTTGCTTCTAAAACTCAAAGAAGAATTAACACTTTAGTTGATCAAAAAATATTAGATGAGCATAAGGTTAATCTATTCCAAGATTTCTTAGCAAATCTTTAATTTATAAATAAATATAGATTACAACACAATCAAACAAATGTCCGTTGGTAGCAATTTACAAGAAATGGAAAACGTAGTAACCAAAGGCGCTGCTAAAGCTGAACCAATGCCAAAGTTGTCCACTGGAATTGCTCCTGGGCAAACTGGAAGTTGGGAAGACTTAGGTGGTCCTACAACAGATAACTATCGTCCCGATGACGATTCAGCAAAACTCAAAGATCCTGCTGCTACTCTTGCACAAGTTAAAGATGTAGTTAATGCTAAGGCTGCTAAAGCTGATGCAATGAAGAAAATGGCAGAAGAGTCTGAGGAAGATGAAGAGAACCTCATTGCCGAGGAGGAAGTTTCCGAAGCAATGGAAGAAGATGAGGATGAAGAGGAAGAAACCCCCAAGAAAAAGAAAAAGGGTGGAAAGGAAGAAGCAGAAGATGATGACGAAGATGAAATGAAGGAAGAGTTTGATATCGAAGAAGATGTCAATGCCCTTCTTGCTGGTGAGGATCTTTCTGAGGAATTCCAAGAGAAAGCACGTACCATCTTTGAGGCTGCAATCAGATCTAAGGTTGCAGAAATCAAAGAAGAACTGCAAGCAGCATATGAAGTTGCACTTGTAGAGGAAGTTCAAGAAATCAAAGCAGAACTTGTAGAGAGAGTTGATGCTTATCTTGAGTATGCTGCTGATGAGTGGGTTGATGAAAATGCACTCACAATTGAGCACGGTCTTAAGACTGAGATGACCGAATCATTCATCCAAGGAATGAGAGGTCTTTTTGAAGATCATTATGTAACAATCCCTGAAGAAAGATATGATGTAATCGAGAGTATGGTAGATAAACTTGATGAAATGGAGACAAAACTCAACGAGCAAATTGAAAAAAATGTTGCTCTGAATAGAAGATTAGCCGAGTCAGTTACCGATGTAATTTTTGCTGAGGTTTCTGAGGGTCTTGCACTTTCTCAAAAGGACAAACTCGCTGCTCTTTCCGAAAATGTTGGGTTTGATGGTGAAGATAACTATCGTGAGAAACTGGTAACTCTGAGAGAATCTTATTTCCCAATCAGAACAACTGGTACTCAAAGAACCGTTTCTGAAAATCTTTCTGAAGAAATTGATTACGGCAACAACGTAATTGTTGAAGGCGTAATGGGCAGATATCTTCAGACGCTTCAGAGAGTTTCTAAAAAGTGATTTTTTAATTATAAAAATCAAACTAACAAACAACACTTTAAAGAGGAAAAACAAATGCAAGGGTTCAATGCAGAACATTTGCAGGAGAAATGGGCACCAATCCTTGACTATCAAGGAATGGATACGATCAGAGATTCTCATCGTAGAATGGTTACCGCAGTTCTCCTGGAAAACCAAGAAAGAGCACTCCGCGAAGAGCGTGAGTTCCTTTCAGAAACACCAATCACAAACTCAACTAGCAGCAACTCTGGTAACGCCGGTTTCAGTGGTTCGGCATCTTCACCAGCAGCTGGTTTTGATCCAGTTCTAATTTCATTGATCAGACGTTCAATGCCCAACTTGGTCGCTTATGACCTAGCTGGCGTTCAACCAATGAACGGTCCTACTGGACTTATCTTCGCAATGCGTTCACGTTACAAGTCACAGACTGGTACTGAAGCATTCTTCAACGAAGCAGATACAGCATTCTCTGGTCAAAGCGCAGGATTAAACCAAACCAGTGGATTCGTTAACGGAGCTGTTGGTCTTGGTACTACTGCTCAGCAAGGCACCAACCCAAGTCTCCTTAACCCACAAGGTTCACAGGCATACAACACCTACAGCGTAGGCGAAGGTATGAGAACCGACGAGGGTGAATTCCTTGGTGGTGACACTGGCGCATTCAACGAAATGGCATTCTCAATCGAGAAAGTCACCGTTACTGCAAAGTCACGTGCTCTGAAAGCTGAGTATTCACTTGAGCTCGCTCAAGACCTTAAGGCAATCCACGGTCTGAATGCTGAAGCGGAATTGGCAAACATTCTCTCAACAGAGATTCTTGCTGAAATCAACCGCGAAGTTATTCGTAGCATCTATAAGGTTGCTGAGTCTGGTGCTCAGACTAACGTTGCTACTGCCGGTACTTTTGACCTTGACGTTGATTCCAATGGTCGTTGGTCAGTTGAGAAGTTCAAGGGACTTATCTTCCAAATCGAGCGCGATGCTAACGCAATCGCACAAAGAACTCGTAGAGGAAAGGGTAATATGATCCTCTGTTCTGCTGACGTTGCTTCGGCACTCACCATGGCAGGTGTTCTTGATTACACCCCAGCACTCAACGCTAATTTTAATGTTGATGACACTGGCAACACCTTCGCTGGTGTTCTTCAAGGCAAGTATAAGGTCTATATTGACCCATATGCGGCGAACGTTTCCAATAGTCAATACTATGTTGTTGGTTATAAGGGTTCTTCCCCCTATGATGCTGGCCTATTCTATTGCCCTTACGTTCCTCTACAGATGGTTCGTGCAGTTGGTGAGAACACATTCCAACCTAAAATCGGATTCAAGACCAGATACGGTCTTGTTGAGAATCCATTCTCACAAGGAACCACTGTTGGCAGCGGTACTCTTAGTACTAACACCAACCGTTACTACAGAAGAGTCCGTATTGAAAACCTTATGTGATCTCGATTCACATATCTTCTCAGACCTCCCACAAGGGGGTCTTTTTTTTATCTAAATATTAAAAATGCCGTTTGTAATATACGGGAAACATTAATATGGCATCGAATCCACTTTCCAATCAAATTGGCAATAGAAATTTTTTATCTCCAGTAGGATTTAAATTTACTTTGGCAAGATATCCAAAGGTTTCATTTTTTGCCAATTCTGTCAGAATTCCAGAAATAAGTATGAGTCTGGCAATACAGCCAAACTACCTAAATGATATTCCAGTTCCAGGAACAGCAATGACATTTGGTGATTTTAATTTAAGATTTCTTGTTGATGAGGATATGGAAAATTATATGGCTATTCACAATTGGATTACTGCTCTTGGTGGATCAGGAAGTCTTAAGGAATATGGAGATCTTCTTAAAAGTGATGACGGAATAAGAGATACGAAAAAAGCATTCAGCGATGGTTCTCTTAGAGTTTTAAATAGTAACTATAGAGATGTTGCGGTTGTTAAATTTTTAGACCTTTGGCCATTGTCATTGACTTCATTGGAATTTACCGCAACCGATA